TTCTTTTGATCAAAGTTCTTACCCATAGGGGTTTTCATATAAATTTGTTTAGCATATCCTTCACACCATTCTTCTAATTTAGAAATAGTATCTATTGCTATATATTTATATGGTCGTCCTTGTTTCATAATTTCTGTTCCAATTGCTTGTAGATCTTTCAAACTGTGAGCCTTTACTTTTAAAGCGTCAACCATATCTGAACCGTCTTCTAAATCAATTATTAAACAAGCATCTAATTGAGACAATACTGTAGTCTTACCTATCTTAGGGGGACCATATATTATCATATTCTTAGGCGATTTACGGCTAGCCTTTACCTTTGTTGTTGGTAATTCCATATTATTTAGTTTTAAGATATTCTTTAACTCTACTTTCACTTTTATCAAGAACTTCCGCAATATTTTTTATAGACATGCGTTTAGTCTTTAATTTTCTAGCTATTGTAGCCATTTTAATTACTGCTACAGATTTTAAATCTGTCCATTGTTTTGTTTTACTGTTCCAATTCATATTACGTTTGCTTTTTATACCAGACTCCTCTACCTTTAGCTTTACCGGTAAATTCAACTGTTTTAATTACTATTAATTCTTCTTCTTTACTGTTACTGTATTTTGGATTTTTGCTGTTCAGCTTTCTTTTTTTCATATTTTATTATATTATCCATTAATTTATTTATTCCTTGTTTCCTTATATTATGAGTATAAAAAGCACTCCATATTGCAAGTACTCCCATTATTGTTAGTATTATATATATTATCATTTTTTTGTTCTTTTCTTAATATCTTTCTCAATTTTAATTACAAAATACATTCCTGTTAATATACCCATAAAATATATTATAAAGTGTGTTATTATTTCCATTCTTTTTCTTTTAAATTATACTTATCTATTAAATATTCCTTTTTTTTCTTTAATTTATACTGTGATGCGGTAGGAGTAGAAAACATATCTTCTCTTGCTAATAAAATAGCTTCTTTCTTATCATCCATCCTATCAATAGTTTCAGTTAAATTTTTAATTATCTGTACTACTCTTTCTTTTGACATAGTTTTAATTTCTTTCGTTAATAGTAAATGTAGCCATTTCTGCTTCAAAAGGTATCATTCCAAGTAAACCATCTCTGTTCTTTTCTACATGAACAGCTAATAGTCCTATTGGATCCTCATTGCAGTACGTTTCTGTTATTCCATATAAATCATATGGACGTTGTAACATCATAACAACATGTGCATCTTGACCAATACTGTCACCACCAAACAAATCTGTTAGTAATGGTTGATATTGAGCTTTAGCACGGTGCTCTTGTTCTATGTTACGATTCAGCTGAGATAGAAGTATATTTATAACTCCCATTTTAGCTTGCATCCACATACATCCTTTAGATAGCTCGTTAAGTCGTTGTAATTCTGACTCTGCTCTACCTACAACAAGTCGTGAATGGTCAAAGATATTTATAATCCTAACATTAGGATCACTATTAGTTATATCTATATTAGTTTCTTTAATATATTCTATAGTTCTAGGAATATTATTAAAATGAATAGGATATTTTGTATACTTAGAGACTTTCTCTTTGTATAATTCATAGTCATCTTCACTTAATTTTCCATCTACTGATAATAATTCTAATACTTGTTTTTTAATGTCTTTTGACCCAGCTCTTAGTATTTGTTGATGTCCTGGCATTTCAAAACTCCAGTACAATACTATAACTTTTTCTTTAAGTTCATTGTCTAACAAGTCAAATATCATTTGATTACTAAATGCTGATTTACCTACACCAGGTCTACCAGCAATTACGTACATTTTACCAGGTTGTAATCCACCTAATAAATTTCTATTCAGTCTTTTCCATTTAGTTGGAAAGACTGGTCTATTGCCTAACATCGCAGTTCTAATCTCATTGATTGAAGTTGTAACTGACTGATGTATGCTTTTAAATCCTCTTTTCTTATAAGGATCTTGTGATTCTTGGTTTAAGGGGGTCTTTTTGTATTGCATTTTCATCTAAGTTTTCATACTTTTCCCAAGTATGGTTATTAATCCAGGTTTCTAAGTTTTGTAAGTATTCAAGACTATTTCTTTCAATTGCTAATTGTTTATCTAGACATTTCATTATATATTTATGTTTATATAATTTATTATCTACAATCTTTTTATACCTATTCCTAGCCTTTTTATTGGCCATAGCATCTGGATCTTTAGCATGCAACACCCTAACACCGCGTGAAGAAGAATTTACTTTCATAGGATATTTACTAATAAGTTCAGCAAACATTGAATCAAAATCGGAGACAAAAAGATCGATGAATTCTTGTCTAATGACATGAGCATCAACAGTTTCACCGATCTTTATGTATCCTTTTTTTTGTAATTCTTCTAAATTTGGTTTTAAATTAAGATTGTTTAAATGGTTAAATCCTTTTCGATAGATGATAAATAAATATGTGAAATCATCAGCACTCATCTGTGTTTGAGTTAGTATTTCAAAATCTATATTTATCTTCATATCAAAAATTCTTTTATAGTTAAACGGAACATGGGTACAAATATACGAATCTTTTTCATATTATAAAACTTTTATTTAATTATTTTTTACATCCAATTTACATTATCCAAATTCTTTGTAGAATTTTTTAGCCATTTTTCTTCTTGACTATCTTTAACATATAATATTATGATTTCACCAGTTTTACCTTCTTGAAATCTAACTAGTCGTCCTACTCTTTGTATCATAGGGAGAGATTTACTAGTAATACCGCACATAATACCCATATTAGCATCAGGAACATCTAAACCTTGATTTAAAGCTTTAGTTGAACATAATACTTTAATAGTATCGTTTTTAAATGCATCTAGTATTGTTTCTCTTTGTTTCTTTGTTTTACCTGAATGATAAGACATAGCTAATGGAGAAATTGAAGTTGATAATTGATCTGTAAAATCATTAGCACCACTAAAAGCAAGAATTTTCTTATCTAGGTTATTCATTACTAGTTCTTTAAATATTTTTATTTTATTTTCAGCAAAATCTATAACAGCTTTTCTTTCTCTAATGGCTTGATAAAATTGTGCAGCTGCTTTTTTATCTTCTGGATGTGCATTTATGTTTTTCATAATAGATTTAGCTCTATCAAAAGCATCAAATTGTCCTAGTATATATTTAGATCTAACAAACTGATTGTTAATAGCTTTATACAAAGCTCTTTCATCTTTTGTTAATTCTACAGGCATACATTGTATTTTATAAGGACTAACAAGTTTTAATTTAACACATTGATCAAGAGTTATTCTATATATTGTAGGTGCTAATATATTTAAATATTCTGCGTATTCTTTTTCTTCAGGAACAGTAGCTGTCATACATAATAGTTTATCATATGTATTATTATCAAAGAATTTTTTATACTCTTTACTTAATCCTAAATGTATTTCATCACATACTACTATATCATAATGTTGATCTTTCAATTTATAAGCACTCTGATAACATAAAATATCTACGTTGTCTATCCAACTTAAATCATCAACCCATTTATCAAATTCACTACGAAATTGATCTTGCAATTGAACAGTAGGAACTAGTATTAATGCTTTAGTTCCATATTTATCTAAATTATATTTATGTTCAAATACATATTTTATTGCTAGTATACCACATCTTGACTTACCAAAGCCTGTACCTGCTATAATACTTCCAACAAAATTATTAGATGCCCACTTGTTAAGAGCTAATCTTTGTTCTTTATCTTTTATCTTGTCCATATCAAGTGTCTCGATTGTTTTCATCTTTATATTTTTTAATTCGTATTTCATGTAATGTGTGGCATCGTTTATTTTCATCATAAACAAATCTACTAGATCTTTGAGATTTAAATTCATGTACAGGCTTTTTTTCTTCAACTTCTCCACTATATTTAAACCATTCATTCATCTCTATATGATTAGCTTTAAACTTAGCCTCATAGTCTTGTGCATCTACACATTTTTGCACAAATGCTTTCACTAATTCTTTATCCATATTTTTAATTTTAATTTAAATACTCCAGGGTGGACAAGTGTATTAACCGTTATTGGCAAAAGCGCCTTTATGTCCACCCCTTCGTAATACTTATTTATTTTTCCCAACAGTTGCTAACTGTTACTTCAGCTTTTAACAAGCCATTTGTTACTATTTCTTTAGCGGCTATCTCCATTATTCCTTGCATGTCTCTTGTCCATTCATTTAAATATTTATTATGACAAATAGTATCTATCTGATCATGTACAGTCATTACTAATTTAACTGGTACATTACGACTTTGAATATATGTTCGCATCATTATTAAGGCCTTTTTAGTCATATCAGCACTAGCTCCTTGAATAGGTGTATTCTTACTAGCTCGTTCAATACTACCGAGTTCCATTAAAGATGATTTGTTGCTCCAAATCTTTGGATACCAATTAGTAAACCATCTTTTTCTATTGTAAGGAGGAAATGTTTTAATATAACCATATTTCTTACCAAAGTTACCTAATTTATCTAAGAATCCTTTAATTGATGGAAACGCTTCAAAGTATTTATCAATAAGCGTTTTAGCGGCTTCCAGCTCAATATTGAGAAGGTCAGCAAGTTTATTAGGACCCATACCATAAGCGAGCCCAAAATTAATAGTTTTAACATTTGTTCTTAATTTTTTATGTGAAGGACAAGTACATTTTTCTTTTTTACTAAGATAAACACAATCGTCTTCTCCACTAGTCAACCATTGATCACCATATACTAATTCAGCACAAGTAGAATGTAAATCTTGCCCTTCTTCTAATGCTTTTAACCACACAGGATCTTTAGATCCAAAGGCAATTACATTAAGTTCTTGACTAGAATAATCAGCACTTACAAAGCTCCATCCTTCAGGTGCAGTAAAACAATTTCTATAAACATTATCTGCAGGTATCTGTTGCATATTAGGTTTAGAAGAGCTTACTCTACCTGTATCAAGTATTTGGTGAAAATTGGTATGAATTCTATTATCTC